CTACAATCCGAGGAATGGCAGGCTTGCCAAGACCAATGAGCCCGAGACCTTCACGGATTTCAATACCGCAATGAAGACCTTCGCGATGGGTGGTTATGACGGAATCGGCTATCGCGTTTCCGAGGGTATCGGCGCTATCGATATTGATCACTGCATCCGCGAGGACGGTAGTCTGAACGATGTGGCGGCGTCTATCCTGGGATTCTTCCCGGATGCGTATTTTGAACGCTCTCCCTCCGGCACCGGCCTTCGTGGTTTCTTCCGTCTCTCCCCGGACTTCGCCTACGACAAGACCATCTACTACATCAACAATCGGAAGCACGGTCTGGAGGTGTATCTCCCCGGAGTCACGAACAGATTTGTGACGGTCACAGGTGATGTGTTCCGCCAGGGTTCCGTCACCCGGAATGACGAGGCGCTGCAGGCGACTCTTGATACCTTCATGAAACGTGATAATCCTGTCTCCGGTCCTGCGGTGGAGCCGTCGTCTTATCTGGACGATGAGTCCGTGATCGAGCACGCGAGTAACTCGGAACAGGGTGAGAAGTTCAAGATGCTCATGGAAGGCCGCTGGGAAGAAGGCTATGACAGCCAGTCTGATGCGGACATGGCCCTGGTCACCATCCTGGCTTTCTGGTGCGGAAACGTTGCGGAGCAGATCGACCGTATTTTCCGCACCTCAGGTTTGATGCGCCCGAAGTGGGACAGGAAGACGGGTGATTCTACCTACGGCCAGATCACGATCCGCAACGCGATATCCTCTAACGAGACCATCTATCTGCCCATTGCTGAAACCGGCTCGGCGGAGGATGATTTTGATGATGTGGACACCGAAGAACAGCACGCTGCTTTCACGCCGGATCTCAGCCACATCCGTCTTACCCTGGAAGAGATGCAGCCTCATACGAACCCGAGGTATCAGAGGGACGAGATCGGAATCGGCTATATCTTTGCTGACTATTACCGTCCCATCGCCCGTTTCAACGCTGACCGCGGCATCTGGTATGTCTACGATGGATCCGTCTGGCAGCCGGACGAGAATGCCCTGGCGATCATGGAACTTGCGAAAGCCCTGGCTGACCGTTTGTACCTTTTCGCTCTCCAGATCAAGGATGAGGACACGAGAAACAGGTATATCAAGCGGATGCAGAAGCTCCAGCAGCGGAAGAACAGGAAGACCATGATCGAGGACGCGAAGTCGGTCTATCCCGTCCGTATGTCGCTCTTCGACAGCTCCAAGTTTCTCTTCAACTGCCAGAACGGAACCCTGGACATGAACACACTGGAATTCAAGCCTCATGATCCGCATGACTTCATCACCAAGATCAGCCCTGCGGTTTATGATCCGGATGCCAGGTGTCCCCGCTGGGATCAGTTTGTGGATGAGGTCATGCAGGGACGCTCTGCTGTCGCGAAGTATCTCCAGAAGGCCGTCGGCTACTCTCTGACCGGCGACACTAGCCTTGAGTGTCTGTTTATTATGTACGGCCCAACTACGCGCAACGGAAAGACGACAACTATCGACACGATCCTGAAGCTGATGGGAGAGTACGGAAGGTCCGCGAAGCCGGATATGCTGGCATCGAACTTCAGAGGGCCTTCCAACGGAGCACCTTCTGAGGATGTCGCACGTCTGGCCGGTGCCAGGTTTGTGGGTATCTCCGAGATGGAGCAGAAGCTGACGATCAATGCATCGCTGACCAAGCAGCTGACGGGAAACAATAAGATTACGGCGCGGTTCCTGCACGAGAACAGCTTCGAATTCCATCTGCAGGCCAAGATCTTCATCGACACCAACCATCTGCCGAACGTCAACGACCAGACGCTGTTCGAGTCAGGCCGTATCAAGATCATCCCTTTCAATCGCCACTTTGAAGAGCATGAGCAGGATAAGAGTCTGAAATCTACCCTGACGGATGATACCGCTCTGTCGGGAATCCTCAACTGGGCGGTGGAAGGGTACAGGCTCTATAAGTCTGAAGGTCTGGATGAGCCGGATGATGTTAAGTCCGCTACCGCGCAGTATCGCCAGGACTCCGACCGTATTTCCCAGTTCATCGACGCATGGCTGGAGGAAGGACGGGATGAAAACCATCAACCTTATGAGGTGCCGGTCAAAGCGGCGTATCGCGTTTATTCTCGTTGGTGTGATGATATGAACTACCGCCCTGAGAACTATAAGAATTTCCGCGCGGCGATGGAGAAGACTTTCGAGTTAGACAAGAAACGCCCGAATACAGGTGGCAATATGATAGCCATGATTATTGGCGTTCGTCTCCGCGAGGAAGAAGCCGGTTCTGAAGATGAAGAGGGAGAGGTGTTTCAGCCTCTGACGGATGAGCAGTGCAAGCTGACCTAACCCAGGTTATCTTCGATCGGATATTTCGGCGAAATATGAGCAGTTGTAGCACTTGAAAACCTATTTTTCTATTATTTGTTTTCCCGTAAGATATTATATTTTCATCTGCTACATCTGCTACAAAAATAAAAAAAAAGAAAAGAAGAATAGGACTATAGGACTATAAGAACTAATCATCTTATTCTGCGCATTTCGGCGCAAGATGACGAAGTGATAATCGCAGCAGCGGGAGAGCCGCTGACTGTGGATACCAGAACATTGCAAAATATCGCGAATACCGCAGACACCTTTTGTGGATGCCTGGTTTGTAAACGGAACCTACAAACTTGGCAAGTGCAAAGGGTGTCTGCTTTGTTCTGGCATTTTACCCGGAATTCCGGGAGGAAGGAGAACGGCTTATGAAAGAATCCATCAAACCATTCCTGAAATTCATCAGCTCCTACAAGATGCTTTTCATCCTGTGGCTGATACTCGGAATTGCGACACTGATCACAGGCAAGATCACGAGGATCACATACGGATGTGCGTGGGCATGCCTGCTGATGGAGTATCTGGCAAAGGTCATCGAAGGGAAGTAAACGAGCTGCTTGTCTGCGTAGGATTAAGAGCGGCTGAAAAAAGAATATTTCAAAAGTCCAGGGGAAGTTTCCCTGGCAGAAAGAGAGGAACATTTCATGAAAATCATCACTTGTGAACAGGTCAGCAACGGTCATCCCGATAAAATCTGCGACCAGATTGCGGATGCGATTGTGACTGACTGCCTGCAGCACGATCCGAAATCCCGTGTGGCGATTGAGATTCTGGCGAAGGATGAACACATCATCATTGCCGGGGAACTGACAAGTTCCCATAAGCCGAACTACACGGAGCTGGTGGTCAGTGTGCTGAACCGTATCGGGCGGGAGAAATTGAGCAACGCCCAGGCTCCCACGATCCACACTCTGGTCAAGGAACAGAGCGGAGACATCGCAATGGGGGTAGATAAGGGTGGTGCCGGCGACCAGGGCATGATGTACGGCTACGCCACCAATGAGACGGCTGAACTTCTGCCGATTCCCTTTGTGGTCGCCACCAGATTTCTCCAGCTTCTGAAGGATCAGGAAAACCCGATGTTCAAAGCGGATGCCAAAGCCCAGGTCAGCTTTGACTATGACAGTGGAACCATCACGACTTTCCTCTGCAGCGTTCAGCACGATGGCAGCGTCTCTCCCGATGATTTCCGCCCGGTAATCGAAAGCCTGATGATTCTTGCGGCATCTCAGTACGGCCTGAACACAGACTTCAAAAAGCTGGTCAATCCGACAGGACGGTTCGTCATCGGCGGTCCTTATGCGGACTGCGGTGTGACAGGCAGAAAGCTCGCCTGTGATACCTACGGCGGGGTCGGCCATATCGGAGGCGGTGCGATGAGCGGAAAGGATCCCTCCAAGGTGGATCGCTCCGGCGCATACATGGCGCGGAAGATCGCCAGGGACACCGTCCTTGCAGGATATGCGGACAAGGCGGAGGTTCAGATCGCCTATGCCATCGGCGTGGCTGATCCAGTTTCCGTGTATGTCGAAACCTTCGATACCGAGCACCAGGACAAGCACTTCATCGAGCAGTACGTCCGCGAGAACTATGACCTGACTCCTGGCGGGATTATCAGGAATCTGGATCTGCTGAATGTGGACTACAACAAGGTCAGCGCCTATGGCCACTTCGGGAAAGCCGACCTACCGTGGGAGGCGTGAGGCTTATGAGAAATCCTGAAAGAATCGATGCAGTCATTGAGGCTGTGAGGAAGGAATGGAAACAGGTACCGGACTGGAGACTGGGTCAGCTGATTGTGAACATCTCCCGCGCTGCCGGAAAGATGGATCCGTTCTTCCTGGAAGATGACATGCTGCTCAAGGTCATAAGCGATGATGCCGGTAGTGAGAATGCCAGAGAAAGCGGCGAAGACAGTGGAAGCGAGGTCGATGATTCGTCTCTGTGAAGAAGGAGTGATGGATTATGGCTATGACGGCGAAAGAAGCGGCAAAGATATTAGGTCAGTATGATGTCAGCTGCATCCAGTTTTTCTGGACTGAAGGTGAGCCGATACCTGCGGACCAGACAATGGATGCGCTTGAAATGGCAATCGAGGCTCTTGGGAAACAAACCCCAATGAGTCCTGGGATGGAGGAGTTGGGCATAACGGGAGCAGCCAGTACGCCATGCGGGTATTGCGGTGAAAACATAGATCCCATGTGGGATTATTGCCCCTGGTGCGGCCAGAAGATTGGGAGGAGCAGCTGATGCCGTACAGGAGTAAAGTTCCCTGTCGGCATCCCGGCTGTGCGGAACTGGTCACTCCGGGCGTGAAGTACTGTGATAAGCACAGAGCCCTACACCCGGAGGAGAACCGGTCAGCAGGCAGCAGGGGATATGGCAGGGCATGGCAGAAAGCAAGTCGCCAGTATCTCGCCGCCCATCCGCTCTGTGTGAAATGCATGGAAGAGGGACGGTACCGGAAGGCTACTGTGGTTGATCACATCATTCCGCATCGCGGCGATGAGAAGCTGTTCTGGGATCGGGAAAACTGGCAGGCTCTGTGTAAGTCCTGCCATGATCACAAGACCTGGACGGAGGACAAGAACCCGGAGTACCGCTACTGATAGGGCATCTGAAAAAAATAAAAAATAATTTTTTTCCAGCCTTAAAAAACGGCCATCCAGAAACCTATATAGTAGAGGGATGTGAAATCCCTTCCCTACGGCTGGCGATTCAATCAGCCGCCAACCACTATGTTAATGACAGAGACTTGAATTGGAATCCTCCCAGCCGTCAGGGTTTTATCTGACAGGGCCGGCTTCTCCTTTCAGGTCTCTTTTTCGATTGTTGAAGTTATGGGGAGCAAGCGATGGATACATCCAAACATATCTGGGAGGGCTGGACGGTGCAGGATTTTATCGATGCCCTTCAGCCACAGGCTGACATGATCATGGCAGGGAAGAGCTGGCGGCATCCGTTCAGAACGATGTCCGAGCTATACGCCTGGTGCTGTGACAACCAGCCGTACTACAAGGATCCAATCTCCGAGGTCGTGAACTACTTCGCGGAGCGGTACGGGATTGAATAAAGGACGAGGAGACGAAGAACATGGAAAAGAAAACGGAAGCGAGGGTTGGGCTTGGCTTTGCCGAGGCGCTGACGCTCCTGTTCATAGCTTTGAAGCTTTGCGGCGTTATCACATGGTCATGGCTCTGGGTGTTGAGCCCGATCTGGATCAGTCTTGCGCTGGTGGCAATGCTCGGACTGATCATCGTGGTCATCACTGCAATCCAGAAACGGAAATACTGGTGATAACGACCAGACATTCGCACGTGTATGTGTGAAAAGTGCCGGGCCGGGGGCGGGGTCTTATCTCTGTAAGGCGCCCCGCTGAAGACCGGTGGCCCCTGCCGTGATGAAATTCGCAATAAAGGGGGCCCGGGGGTCTGGACGGCCCAGGTATCATTTCGGCGCAAAATGAAACAGGATATTCGGCGCGGTATGGAAACGGTGGGTAAGGCACCCGCCGGGAGCGCAAAAACGCACAGGCAGTTTAGAAAATGCCCATTTTCAGCTGTTTCTGTGCTTTTTTGTGCTGTTTTTCAACCCGGAGCACTGGCCGCGAAGCGGCGGGCGAAGCCCGTGTGGATATCCCCATGGGGAGATGTGGAGAAGGATTACGGCGCAAAATGAAGCCCGGCCTTTTTCGGGTGCTTTTTGAGATTTTTGCGCGAAAACAGCCTGTATTCGGCGGTTTATGAATACGGCGCAATATGAGAAAGGGGGCGGAGGCATGAGCGCTATGGATACAATAGCCGTTCTTACGGATGCTGATCAAGATGAATTCTTGGCAGCCGTCGCAAAGGGCTTCTGCCCCGAGTGCGGGAAAGCGGTGGTGCAGAATCCAAGGGGGAGGCACAAGAAGTTCTGCTCCGAAGCCTGCCGTTTTGCCTGGAAGAACAAGCATCCGAACCCGGAGAACTGGAAGAAGGTGGAAACGTTCATCTGCCCGGTCTGCGGGCGGGAGTTCCGGGACCGGTGTTATGGGGATGTGAAACGGAAATACTGCAGCCGCGCCTGTGCGAATCACGCCAGGGCGATGAGGGCTGCGGAAGGGAGCGGCGATGGCTGAAGCGATCATAAACCTTCTTCCGCTTCTGATAGGCGTTGTCTTTACCGCGCTGTGCATCAGCGCAATCGCTGACAGCGACGGCAGATGCCATAACGAGGACTGCGATGGCTGTCCGTATTCGGGATGGTGCGACGAGCAGGAACGGAGAAAGAGGGGAGAAACAGATGGACGCGACTACGATCAGCACGGCTGATTACAAAGAGAATGATCCGGTGAACCACCCGGCGCATTACTGCGATGGCGGGATTGAAACGCTGGACTTCATCGTGGCGAAGAAGATGGACTTCTTCCTCGGGCAGGTGTGCAAGTACATCAGCCGGGCGGGGAAGAAGGATCCGGCAAAGGAACTGGAGGACCTTAAGAAAGCCCGGTTCTACCTGAACCGGAAGATTGAGCTGCTGGAAAAAGCGCAGCTGGAAGGCGGTGGCCGGCATGAAGGTTGAGATCCCGGGACAGGGAAGGGTCATCGCCCATTACGGCGAGGATGCGCAGAGCATGATCCACATGGAGGAATGCGCGGAACTGATCCAGGCGGTCTCCAAGATGCGCAGGGTCAGGAAGGCATACCTCGAAGGCGGGATGGACGATGACAGCGAGGCCTACTACAACCTGGTGGAAGAATGCGCGGATGTCCTGATCTGTCTTGAACAGATGCAGGAGATGTACGGCATCAGCGACCAGGAGATACAGGCCATGGTGGATAGGAAAGCAGCGAGGATGGAGGAGCGGATGAATGAACTTGATCGAAGGCTTTTTGAAGGACAGCCTGTTCATTGATTTTGGATCGGAAATCATCTACGGCTCAGACCAGATGGATATCAGCCGTCCTGTCCGTTTCGCTACGGTCGGCTTCCAGCTGATGAGCACGGCGGGGCTTGACCAGATTGTAGACCGGATCCGGAAGGACGCGGGGTTCGTGCCTCTGCACCCGATGGACGAGTACACCGACGAAAACTGCGATATGGATGCCTGGTACGACTTCTATATCGGCATCAACGACCTGCCGGACTGCAGGGTGGACACCTGCATAGAGGCTGTCGTGGTCAATGCTTTCTCCCCGGACAACGAAGAAACCTACACCATCGATCTGGATGGGAACGAACAGGCATATGTATACGCCCGGCTTGATGAGCAGTGCCGGCAGTATCTCGGGAAGAGCTGCGAGGACCTGATCAGGGAAGCCAAGGCAGAAATGGAGGGAGACCAATGTCACACTACGCAGTAGCTGTATTTCACAGGAAGGACCAGACGGTCGACGAGCTCCTGGCTCCGTATGACGAGAACATCAAGGTCGACCCTTATGTTTCCATGTCCCGCCAGGAGGCAATCGATTATGCCAGGAAGCATATCAACGGATACGCGGACAAGACGGACGATGAGTGCTGGCAGTTCATGGCGGACGATGCCGGCGAGGGCATGACCGATGAAGCCGGGAACATCCTGACCCAGTACAACCCTCGGAGCAAGTGGGACTGGTGGTACGAAGGCGGAAGATGGGGCGGCATGCTGAACCGAAACGGCGAGGAAGTGGATTCCGGCAGGTTCGGCGACCTGATCTTCCCGCTGGACAAGGAAGCCTACAAGGAAGCCCTGCGCTTCTGGGACGTGCAGATCGACCACAAACCGAAAAGGCCCGGCGAGGAATATGGCCCGCTGTTCTACAAAGAGGAATACTACCGTGATTATTACGGCGACCGGGAAACCTACGCAAGGCAGCAGGCTGAGTTCTCCACCTACGCAGTCGTCACGCCGGACGGCGAGTGGCACGCGCCGGGGGACATGGGCTGGTTTGGCTGCTCTTCAGAATCCGCTGAGGAATTCCGCAACTGGTACAGCCATTACAAGGAGCGGTTCCTGGATACGGCGGACCCGGACTGGATCCTCACGATAGTGGACTGCCACATTTGAGGAGGACAAGAGTTGAAAGTGATCAAGAGGAACGGCACGGAAGTGCTGTTCGATAAAGGAAAGATACAGACGGCGCTCTTCAAGGCGGATGCCGCCGCGAGGGAAGCCGGGACGGACAGGGCCTTAAGCACCATGGAGGTCGGCATCGTGTCGGCAGCCGTGGAGGAACGCTGCGGGAAACTTGGCAGGGCTGTGTCCGTCGAAGAGATCCAGGACATGATCATTGATGAACTGGATAAGTGCGGTGCTTACAGGGTAGCCCGGATTTATTCCGACTACCGCATCAAGCATGAGCTGCTGAGAAAGCAGAACAGCACAGACGCAAAAATCCTGGCGCTGCTCCGGCACGACAGCGAGGTCGCCAAGCAGGAGAACGCCAACAAGGATCCCATCATCAACAGCACGATGCGGGATTACCTGGCATCGGAGGTTTCGGAGGACATCTGCCGGAGGTACATCTTCCCGGAAGACGTGATCCTTGCCCACGATGAAGGGATCATCCATGTGCATGACATGGGATATGTCAGCGGCCCGATCAGCAATTGCGAGCTGGTCAATCTGGAAGACATGCTCCAGAACGGAACCGTCATCACGGATACGCTGATCGAGAAACCGCACAGCTTTAGTACGGCCTGCAACATCGCTACGCAGATCATCGCGCAGGTCGCATCCAATACCTACGGCGGGCAGACCATCAGCCTTGCCCACCTCGCTCCCTTCGTGGATGTATCCCGCGAGAAATATAAGCGGGAACTGCGGGAGGAGTTTGCGGCCATCGGGAAGGAAGCCTCGGAAAGCGAGATCATCCGCATGGCAGAGATGCGCGTGAAGAAGGAAGTCCAGCGCGGCATCCAGACCATCCAGTACCAGATACAGACGCTCCTGACCACCAACGGCCAGACGCCTTTTGTTTCTGTGTTCATGTACCTGGATGAGGTGCCGGCGGGACAGACCAGGGACGACCTGGCTCTCATCATCTCCGAAACGCTGAAACAGCGGTACGAGGGGATCAAGAACGAGGTCGGCGTGTGGGTTTCCCCCGCTTTCCCGAAGCTCATCTATGTCCTTGACGAGGACAACATGACCGAGGACGCGCCGTACTGGTACCTCACGGAGCTGGCGGCGCAGTGTACGGCGAAACGCATGGTGCCGGACTATATCTCAGCGAAAGTCATGAAGCAGCTGAAGAACGGCGATGTGTATACCTGCATGGGATGCCGCGCTTTCCTCACGCCGGATACCGTCGGCATGGGAGAGAACGGCGAGCATAAATACTATGGCCGTTTCAATCAGGGCGCGGTGACCATCAACCTTGTGGACGTGGCCTGCTCGGCGGAGGGGGACGAGGAAAAGTTCTGGAATCTCCTGGACGAGAGGTGCGAGCTTTGCCATAAGGCACTTCGCATCCGACATGAGACGCTGCTTGGCACGCCTTCGGATGTCGCGCCGATCCTCTGGCAGTATGGGGCGATCAGCAGACTGTCAAAAGGCGAGAAAATTGACGCCCTGCTGTATGACAACTACTCGACCATCAGCCTGGGCTACGCGGGGCTTTCCGAGTGTGTCTACCGCATGAAGGGATGCAGCCACACGGAACCGGCAGGGCATGACTTCGGCATCGAGGTCATGAAGTTCCTGAACAGGAAGACGGCGGAGTGGAGGGCTGCGGAGAATATCTCCTACAGCCTCTACGGAACACCGATGGAATCGACCACCTACAAATTTGCCAAGTGCCTGCAGAAGCGTTTCGGGATCATCCCCCATGTGACGGATAAGAAATACATCACGAATTCCTATCATGTCCATGTGACGGAAGAGATCGACGCCTTCAGCAAGCTCGGCTTTGAGGCGGAGTTCCAGGCGCTGAGTCCTGGTGGAGCGATTTCCTATGTTGAGGTTCCCAATATGCAGAACAACATCCCTGCGGTGTTGGCTGTCATGCGGTTCATCTACGACAACATCATGTACGCGGAGCTGAATACCAAGAGCGATTACTGCCAGGTTTGCGGCTTCGACGGCGAGATCAAAGTCGTGGAGGACGATGGCAAGCTCATCTGGGAATGCCCGAACTGCGGGAACCGCGACGAGCGGCGCATGAATGTCTGCCGGAGGGTCTGTGGATACCTCGGGACCAACTATTTCAACCAGGGACGCACGGCTGAGATCGCCGAGCGCGTCCTGCACCTTTGAGGAGGATTTGAGAATGATGATGATCAGCATTGAGGCTCCCTGGTACACCTACCAGAAGAAAGTGAACGCCCTGTTTGAGCAGGATCCCGACATCATTGTCGGCGAGGTTTATGAGCCGGAGGATGGCAGCGCGGATTTCGCCTTCGACATTGAGGTGAGGAACCACGAGAAGTTCCTGGCGCTGGACCGCGTCCTTGCCAAGCAGAAAGTCTTCGGCAATATCGCCCTGAACGTCGTGCTTTTCGATGAGGAGAACGCGAACGGCGCGGATGACGGTATTGCCCTTTACGAGACCATCTTCGAGGGCAACCCCATCCTGAAAGACATCAAGGATGTGGTGGACTTCGCCG